CTGCACTGAAAAAAAAAGCAGAATCAATAGTTCAAAGTATACAAGGTAAGCAAAATATCAGTCAAGCTCAATATGAACATGCTGCTGCTAAAATTAGACAATTACGTACACTAGCTGAAAGAAATGCGTTAAATGAGCAAACAAAAGCAGAGGCACTACTTCGTAAATATGATAGTAGAGGTGGAAAAAACTCAAAAAGATTTAGAAAACAAAGAAAATAGTAACTAACAACATTATTATTAAAATATTATTAGAATATTATATTGTTATAATATATAATAACAATATAATGAAATCAAGAAAAATAACGAAATCAAGAAAAAGAATGAAAACAATAAAAGGAGCAGCACGACTATTAGATGGAGGGAAGTGGTACGACCAATTATCAAGAATGATGACTGCTAGAACCCGAGTGCAACCGGCGCCGCCACCGACACCGCATCAAGTACCTCCTAATTTAGAAACACCAGATCAAGCTAATTGGCGGAGAAGTAGCAGGGTAGCACCAGCACCACCGAGTGTACAACAAGAACTAGAATTACGAGATACAGTAGCATTACAAGAAGCATTAGAAGTTACAGACCCTTCTTCACTTCCTGAAAGATTAAAAGCACAAGAAACAATATTACAAGTATATGCTGATGCAAATGCAAGAAGAATAAAAGAAGAAGAAGAAGAAAGAAGAAAAGAACAAGAAGATATGGATTTGGCAATAGCACTTTCGAGTTCAGATGATTTGGCAAGAAATATGCGACAACAAAATATGAGACAACATAGAGTCGATCAAGTGGAAAGAGTTGTACAATTGCAAAAAGCTAAGCAACTACAACATGAACTTAGAGGTAATAGTAGAGTATACCAAGAAGTTAATATCAAACCACCGGTTGTAAGTTCTCGCGCATCGTCAAGTATGGAACCAGCTCTAAGTTATCGCGCATCGTCAAGTATGGAACCAGCTCTAAGTTCTGGATCATCACGAGTTGAAAGTGCTAGAGCATCATCAAGAAAAGAACCAGCTATAAGTCCTCAAGAACCTCAATGGTCAAGCCCGTTCGGTTTAGTACCAGAACAACAAGTGAATGACCCGAAAGAAGTAGTAAGCAATCCACGTAGAACTCGCGTAAACCCAGAATTGGGAGACGAACCTATAGGAGGTAGAAAAAAATCAAAAAGATTTAGAAAGCAAAGAAAATCTAGAAAGCAAAGAAAATCTAGAAAACAAAGAAAATTTAGAAACTTTAGAAAATCTATTAATTATTGATTTATAATATTATATAATATTACACTATATTATATAATAATGGGTTGGTTTTCAAGTTCAGCCCAAGTTGCACCAGCACCACCAGAACAACAAACAGCGGCAGCAGGAGCAGAAGTTACACAAGCACAAGCAAAAGCAAAAGCAACAGCAGAAACAGCAAGAAAAGCAAAAGAAGAAGCAGCAAAAGCAGTAACAGAAGCAGCAGATGCAGCAAAAGCACTAGAAGCAGCAAACGCAAGAGCAAACCAAGCGCAACAACCGCTGACGCAAGGTTATGGAGGAAGCAAGTCAAGAAGAATGAGAAGGTCAAGAAAAATGAAAAGATCAAGAAAAATGAGTATATCAAGAAAAATGAGAAGACCAAGAAAAATGAGAAGATCAAGAAAGCAAAGGAGGGCATAAAAAGTTGAGAAAAATAACACTATTATTACAAATTATTTATAATATTTGTAATAGATGTTGACAACGCAGTATATTTTTTACATTTTATACAATTTTCATCTGTTTCATCGTCTAATACTCCTTCAATATTAATAGAATTAATTGATTTTTTCTCATTTATCATTGTCATCATACATTTTGCACACTCTAAGTCGCATATTTTTTTAGTACTTGTAAGTACTTTCTTTGTCTCGGCTTTACCTTCAACGCCGCCTAATTCTAATGTTAATCCTTTAAGCTTATTATCTATCATTCTAAATATTGTGTCACTTTCTTTCTTGTTAAATTTGCTTTCATTTAATCCTTCTTTAAATCCTTCTTTAAACCCTTCTTTTAAGTTGTTGTTAATATTGCTATAATTTTCTTTTATAGCTGCATTAGAATTCTTGTTTGTTAAAGACCTAAACGATAATTTTTGTGCAGTTTTGAATTTATATTTAAAACTAAGAGAGAATATGAAAAATATTAATAATAATAGCAAAGCGTATGTTATAAAAGTATAGAACTTATTATTTTTCATAATTAATATATTATAATATTTTATAATTAATATAATATTTTTACAAAATAACTATTATTACATAATAAATTTTATTATTAAAAAATATGCTAAACTTTTGAATAAAACTATTTATTATTTACTAAAAATATTTAAAAATAGTATACTAATATTTATATTATGATTAATTTTACTAATTTTACTAATTTTACTAATTTTACTAATTTTACTAATATATTATTAAAACCAAGATCATTTAATAGAATGAAACATAGTAACATTATTTATAATCCAATAACAAAAAGGACACTTATTGATGATTCACTAATTAAAGCTTTAGAAATAGCACAGGCAAGAAAAAATAAGCTAAGACAAAACTCCGAAACACAAGTACAAGAAGAAAAGGAAACACAAAAAAAGTTTGAAATGAGCGAAAGCCACGCTAGTAAGCCATTTTCAAAATAAATAATAATAAATAATAAAGTAATAAAATAAAATTGAAAACATATTAATAACATTATTAAGAATATTAAGAATATTATTAATAATATTATGTCATTTAATAATGAAGAAACTAAAATAGTTAAGTTACCCGATTATATATTAAAATACGATGAAAAAACAGAGGGATTGCGAGATAAAACATATTCTGAATTAATAACAGAACATGGTCAAGGAAATATTAAATGTTCTTGTATGAATAGGGTTTATCAAATTAGTTCTCAATTTGTTAAAAGCCACTTCGATACACAAAAGCATAAAAAATGGGTTGTTCAAAGTCAAAAAGAGTACATCAAGAATTTTGGTCATTGCTGCTCTCAACAAGATATTATCAACTTACTTAATAAAGAATTAAGAGAGCTAAAATGTAATATTACTCATTTAACAAATAAAAACAAGGCTTTGGCGCATGAAAATATTAAATTAGAAGGAGCAAATAAAAGTTTACGCGAAGAACTAAAATTATTACAAGACACAATTCCAATTAATGAAGATGATATTGAAGATGATATTGAAGATGATAACGAAACATTTATGGAGTGTAATTTATAAATATTTGAGAGAATTATATTTTTAACAGTTTAAAATCTTTATAGCATATTTTTTTTTCAACACTAGAAGATGTTTGTTGCTTGCTTTTTTTATTATTTGTTTTAGCATCCAAATTTGCTTGTGTTTTTAAAGCACTATCAATATACATTTCTTTTAAATAACTTCCTACCAAATAAGATCCTTCATGTTGATCTAGCTCACCGTCCTCGATTTTTTTTAATATTGCTAAAAATTTCTCCAAAATAGCTAAATTTAGATTGTCATTCCTAATTTTATTATATAAATCAGTATAATTATTAAATAAAAAACTACATTGTTTTACACATATAGAATCGAACTCATTAGGATTGGTTTTTCTCAATCGCTCATATTTCTGCTTTAAAAATACAAGATGTTTAACATCATTACTAATATGAATACTTTGTTTTTTTGAACGGATTTCTGCTGTACAATCATCTGTTTTATTTGCTTTAATTAGGGCAGCCAAATCTATGCGCTGTTGTGTATCTAATATTGTGCTATCGTCTTTATTTAATAGAACCATAATTTATATTATATAATTTATTTTTATAATATAATTTATTCTTATAATATAATTTATTTATATAATAAAAAATAATGGCTTTAAAATTTAGAAAGAATTATTATAAAATAACAATTATTGTTCTTATATGCTTATTATTAGGGTTTCTATATTTAGGAAATTATAACTTAATAGAAGGAGTTACTAATAATGAAACTAGTGCAAAACAACCAGATGATGAGGCCGCTGCTCAAAAAATAGCAGCGACAGGTGGTACAGATACAACAAGCGATGGTTATAATGCACAATATAACTCATATAAACTTAATAAAATGTTAGCACAAAAAAATCCTTAAAATTATGTGCTAAATATATAAATTCTAATATTAAATAAATAATTACAATTTATTATTTTATAATAATTATAATTATATTATAATTAATATAATTATGGGATTAAGTGATACAGGCAAAGCATTTTTAATATTAATAATTTTTAGTTTAATTCAATTATCAATTACATTAAGTATAGGATTAGCACATCTAAAAAACAATTGGAATAAATACAGATGTAATCCTCTAGTAATTCCTTTAGCAGGATTAGTAAACGAAGATCCTATATACACATTTAAAGAATGCACTAAAGAAATCCAATGGGATTTTATGAAAACAATTTTAAAACCTATATATAATTCATTTAATTACTTTTTGGATAGCGGTAATTTGTTTGTTGGAATATTAGACTCTTTAAAAATGGGATTGAAAGTTCAACACGGGTCATCATTAGACATGATGAATGATTTAGGAACACGATTCAATATTTTATTAACAGAATTAAGTTTAGCATTTATTACAGTATCAGATCTTTTTGGAAAAGTATCATCAATGGTAACAGTAATATATAATTTAATAATGACAAGTGTTAAATTAGGCGATGCTTTATATGCTGATTTACCAGGCACAGCTATGAAAGCGCTCACTTGATTGGTTGATTGATTGATTGATTGATTGATTATTAAAGTTATTTAATATTATTCTATTAATTTTGTATTATTCAATAAACTAAAAAGATATTTTATTTTTAGTATGCTATAATAATATGGCTTCACCTAGTGAAATTGGTGGTGAGCTACACAAAAAAATAAATAATTATTTTGATAATGCTAGTTATGACGAACTTTACAGTAATGATATATGGTTCACATTAATAATTTGTATTGCTGTTATTTTAATAGCTTTATATTTTTATATTAAATCTAGCTTAATGGCATACAGAAATTCTTGGGAAGATCACAAATGTAATCCTTTATTAATGCCATTTGCTTCAATAATAAATAGTGATAAGGTTTATGACAATAAAGACTTAGAATATATTGCTAATAATTTTAGTGAGTGTTTAAATATATTGAACGAAGAAGTAGTAACAGATGCAAAGAAACCTATTAATTCTATATTAAGTTATATAGAAAATTTCTTTGGTATATTGTATACAGCATTCATAGGTGTTAAAAATTTTATTGAATATTTATTTACATTAATATCATATTTTTTAAATTTAATTATTAATAGCACAAAAATACTGTTATTAGAACTCAGACTTTTTTTTATGAATATTAATGATTTTATTGGAAAAATTATATCAGTATTTACAGTAATCTACTATACAGTAATATTACTAATTAGGTCTTGGACACTTATGTTTGGTGTTCTTGTGATGGGGTGGCTTTTGGCATTTGTTATACCAATATCAATGACTATGATAATAACGTTAATATTATTAATTATAAGTATTATTGTTCGAATATTTGCAGAT